CTCCGCTATCTGCACAGACTGAAGACATTTGCTTCACGAACAGCACATGCTGCTCGATCGGCCTGGTACGTATCCAAGACATGTTGTCTCCTTATGACAATCGTGTAAAGGGATTTAACCCCGAACTTGGTGGGTGGGTGCTAGTTAGGCACCACGAGACTAGTGAACAGGGCGGGACCCGGAAGCACAGAAGCTCCGAATGCCGAGCCGGCGGCAGTATTGGCGAGAACGCCAGTAGCTGTCGTTGACGACGCACCCTGTAAAATACCAATCAGCATCTTCAGAACGTTTGCCCTATCCGCAGTCGTGCTCCGCGAGCTCACGAACATCGTAAAGATGCCAGTGTTCACGTAAGCAACGGCCGGGGGGGCCACATACCCTGAAGATGTTCCCGACGCACCGAGAGTCTCCATCACGGGGACTTCCAACTTCGCAGTAATCTTGTAGTCGCCCGACTTCAGCAACTCCGACGAGACTTGCAAACGCGGCTGCCCCGCAAGGGGAATACCAGCATCGTTCGCTCGCCAGTTCGGAATCGGAGTATCGGAGACAGGAACAAGAGTCCACTCTTTAGGAGCGGCTGCGTCATCTTTGACGAGAATGTTAGTCATTGCGGGCATTTCGCCCTCCTTATGGATTACATTAGTGATTCAGAAAGGGATGTCCAAGAACCTTAGACCCTGTCTAAGAGTTGTTGAACTAAAGGCCTGATGGCATAATGAGACCGCGTTAGCGATCCGCCATGGTGACAAAGCATCCAAAGGGTTCACGAAAGTGGGCAGCTGCGTCGTTAAATTAGACGAAACTACCCGCGTAAAGTGAATCTGAACACTCTGCCTCTTAGCTCCAGCCCAGACAGACACAGAAGCACCAGAAAACTGGCACGCTGTTCTGCTAAAGAGCGTCGTTAAAAACGTACCTTTCAACTTGGGTATAACATTCAAGTTTTCGAGATACGTGCCGATCGGTAGGAACCAATCGACAACGAAGCTGTATGGGATTATCTCCCACACAACCGAGAGAGGATCCGTTAGGCCAAGAGATCGGCCAAATGAAAGTTCTTCTTCCAGCAGGCAAACTACACGTTTGTAGATAATTGTCTGCCCGGCACACGTATACTGACTCGGTATGGCACTCCCGTTATAGGGGCGCCCAACCTTGACAGTGGCTACAACCCGGTTGCTCCTACCCTGTGAGATAGCTTCGAAGGCCTTAGCGGCCTCATAGGCATCGCTCACAAGGGGCTGCCAACCGTATTGCATTTCCAACCAGCGGCCACTCACGTCCCTCGCTTTGAGGGGACGCGGGTTTCCACCGACACCCAACTCTCTAGCTGCTTGGGCGATATGCCCATGCTTAAGGAAGAGTAAGGAGCGACCCAACTTCCGGATAGTAGAAGCGCACATATCCACAACTTGGTGGGCCTGTGCCAGGTTAACCGCGAGATTAAACTCGTGGCCTTTTATCTTCTTAACGAGTTTACTCTGTAGACGCATTTCGTCTTGAGAAGACCACTCGTAAACGATACCCGCTGTCGTACTGACAGGGAACATTGTCTGACCAAACTGGTCAGATTCCTGTGAGAGATCCATGGAATAATTATTCCACTTCTCTTTACCGTTTCCATCGTACTTCCCATCTCCGCCGGACCATGACTTAAATAAACGAAAGTTTATGCCAGGGTATCCGCCGGGAATGAGAATCGTTCCGGTTGTCATATCAACCTCGAGCGAGGCTTCGTAATCTTAGGAGGTTTAATCCTTTCGACGTTCGAACCCTGGAAGTAATCACACTTAAAATCGTACGGCATTAGTTGCCACCTCGGCAGTTCTTGTTGATGGCGTCGCTTGGAAGCGGCGCGTAGGTGCATGGAGATAAACCCCAGAACACCCATCAAAAGTTCAACCGAAAAAGTAACAAGCAATATCGTGCGATCCATGTGACTTACCTCAGAGTGATAGCATCCAGCTGAAAAGCAGGATGGTAGCCTAACAAAAAGC